TTTTTCTTTGCCCATTAAGCAAATATTTGTAATTGATGTTGGCAAATGTATAAATCTTAGAACAGCTAGTTCAGGGACTGTTACTCCCTCTTTTACAACTACTTGTCCTAAGTCTCCGTCCAGAGCCACATTACAACGATATACATTATTCATAATATTTTTTTATTTAGAGTTAAGCAGCCCCCGAAAGAGCTGCCTATTTAAGTCAGAATTTACGATATTTCGTAAACGCCATGACAGTTAAGTTGACTAGCACAAAGTACAGCCGTTGTTGTGATCGCACGATAAATAACATAACTATCGTGTGGTCTTGCTGGGCTATGCCGTGCCATTTTTTCACCCTCCATATAATGCAAATACAATTTGCTAGGGTCTATAATGTAACAGCGTTTGTTACCATCTTTACCAGTGAGGTTAATGTCATCAAGTTCAGGATCATACTGAAACTTAATCCCTTGATAAAACATTTCACCCATTGAAAAGTCTTGTTTCCCACTGAAACCAGTTTGAGTATAGTTACCTTTTGCCCTCATTTGAGAAGCAAGACGATCCAGAAAAGCACTTCCGCATACTGCAACAGAGGGTTTACCTCCATATCTGCGAAGCTGCCTAATTTCTGTATGTATCAAATCAGTCAATTCTGATCCAGTTGCAGTTGTTGAAATCGCCACATTAAAGCGGTTTCTCCACCATGTATTTGACACAGTAGAAAGACCACCAACTGTTGAACCAGAAGCGGCAGGATTTTGCTTTATGATGCTTTGGATACCAGCCAATGCTTTTGCATCACCAGTTCCATCACCATACAGAAGACTATTCATACCACGAGCATAACCTTCTGCCATGTCTTCCAATTTGTCATCTAACAAATTAGCTAGTGCGTGTTGTTCACGCCCTGACATATTGGATGTTGATTCCCCTGTAGTACTATCACTGACAGTTATGCCGTCATGTTTTAGTTCTGTAAGGGTCACACTAATACCTGTGTGATGTTCTTTCCAAGGATAATTTACCCTCTGGATATTAGCAGGATTTGCATATGTGACTGTATCAGTCGCTACATAACCTGTAACTCCAGAAGTATACACTCCCTTTACAGCTAAACTAACATTCCCTTTACCACCGGGCATAGTCTTGCTGTTTTTATCCATTGCTGCCAGCAATGGTTTGTCTTGCAGGGTCTGGCTCATCACCTTCCCCTTTTCGACATAATAGTCTAGCGCAGCATTGGCTACGTTAGCTAATTGAGCAGATGTAAGTGCTGCCATAATAACTCCTTATATAAGTAGATCAAGCATCCATTTGCAGGGCTTGAGAAACTATGTCCCTCATACTACTTGGCTCTGCAACTGGTACTCCACCAAGTTTACCTTTAGTTGACGATCTCATTGGCTGTTTGCTTGGCTGTCTCGCCTTAAACCTCTCATTAATTGTTGCATAAGCATCATCTGCTATCTGTACAACTTCATCTGGAGATTTAGGGACTCCACGTTCAGAAACAATCGCTGAAATTCTATCATTAAATTCATCTTGTTTAAGAGAAAAATCCGGGTCATTCGCTAAAGTTTTTTCACCCCATGATTTAACTGCTTCTGCCATTTGTGTTTCATTTGCAGATGCAGATGCGTTTGTAAATCTTTGTTGAGTTTGTTCACGCATTTGCCGTTCACGATATAATGATGCTCTAGCCTGTGAAAGTTCTTTAGCCGCATCCTCATCTAAGAAGCCGTCATCAACCTTCTCCTGAATATCTTTTGGTAAATTACGCCCAGTTAAATTTTCAACACTACTCAAGTGATGCTGCAAAATTTTATAACCTTCTTCTGGATTATTACGCAGTGCAGACATAATTTTAAATCCTTCTACTGCATCTTTTGCAGAAAGATTATTTGCTTGAATAAAGTCAGTAATTTTTTTGTACTGTTCGGAATCATTTCGATATTTATTTGAAAGTTCCTTTAACTCATTTTTTTCGGCAATGAGTTTCTGAAAACGAGGATGTTTATTAAAGGGGACATTGGAATAATCTTCTGAATCATCTTCAGTTTTCACCTCAGTTTCTTCATCTGATTTAACCTCCATCTCCTCTTCTTCCGTTTCTTCTTGCGGAGCTTCTTCAGCCTGTTCTTCTTCTGCCGGGAGTGCATCTTGCACTACAGACAATAAGCTTTCTTCAGTTTCCGCAACATCTGACGAAGATGCCTCTGTATCGTCAACTTCTTGCGCTTCAGTAGTTTCGGATGACGACTCCTCAACTATTTGTTCTTCAGCAATTTCTTCCATAATACGTCTAGTTTAATTTAGGTTGTTGATTCCCAAGTTCAGGCGGTCTGCCTTGACTTGGATTGGGAGCATTATTACCCCCTTGTCTTCCTTGAGATTCAGGACTCCCCTTTCCTCTCTCGACATTTGCTTGTCCTCCCTGCGCCATGTTTTGGGCAACAATAGAGGGGATTCTTTCTGCCAATGCTTCTGATACATCCATTTTATCATCCAAGCGTTTAAGCAATTCTTTTGCAAGGAATTTTGGATCAATCCCTGGAATCTGGATAAGAAATGGGATGATTCTTTCTATGTTTTGAAGTTCAGCAGCTTTATTAGGTTTACCTGTACTTCCTGCTTCAATTTCTAAATATATTTCATTTAAAATATCTTCTCTTAAAAACTCAGGCCATACTGCACCTTCACCTACAATTTTAATTACTTCATCTTTGCTCATTTCAAGCAATAATACTTGTCCAGCTGCTCTGGTTATTTCGCTCATAAATGAGTCGAGATCGTCAATATTAGCACCTATGGCACTCATCCTGCTCGATTCAGCGATGCTAGTTTCAGTTGCAGTACCTTTTGATACCTGACCAAAATTAGCTTCCTGTTGACCTACAACCAACTGGACATCATCAAAAATAGTTCTTACTTCATATAAGTTAGGATCAATCCCTATTTGCCTTATAGGTTGTAAAACATCATCTACTTTTTGTCCTGCCGTTAATGCCTGTAATTCCAAGACTGCATTTGCAGGAGGATCACGCAACAAATCTTTATCATCATCTTCCAACATCCCTGCTGGGGCTGCGTATTTAGGGCGATTTGCTCTTCGATGTTCACGCAATCCCTGTCTTGCCCTGTTGTATTCATGTTGCATTGGAAGCAGGAGTTTAACATCACTTGGAGGATACAGATGATCTTTATGCTCTATTTCATTAAATGTTAAAGAAAAAAACGGCCAAAATGTTTCAAGTCTTACAGGTGGTGCATCTGGCTCTTCCAAAAAATCTTCATAACCATCACATACAACATATTTTAACCCTGCATTCTTATCATATATTTCCCAAACTAAGGCTAATCCTTCACGCATATTATCCGCAGCTTGGCCATCAAAAAATTCTGTACGATATTTATAATTTGCTCTTGAAGACATTTCTTTGCCTTTAATGTCATATGCAAGATAATCCTGCTCAATATCGACATCATAAATTTCCTTAACCTCTTCAGGAGTTAAAAACAGTTCATGTGCCACCCAAGTTGCACCAACAAATCCCCTAAGTTGTCTACACATTGGATCAACAATTATTGAGTCACATTCTGGAAAATCAAAAACTAACCCCTCCTGAATTGTTACTAGTGGTTCATTTTTAAGAGCCTCTAAACTTAAAAGGAGTTCTTCCATTTGTGCATCAGACTCAGTAATATCTCCCTTTTTTGCTTCCTGAGTAAGCCTTCTTAAATGATCAACTTGCGCTTGTACATCGCTCATTTTTGCAGAAACTTCTGGAAGGCGATCCATTTCACGTTGATAGCCTACTTTGACATACCCCACTGAAGTTGTTATTACACGCCTTACCAGAGATTTCATCTGGCTTTTAAACGTAGGTTGCTGTTCATCCATGTAATAACTAAAAAGCAACTCAAGGCTTTCTGCAACTTTATCAAGCATCTTTCTTCCCTGTTGCACAGATTCATAATCTTGTATTATCTGTGCCTCTTGGGGAGGGGGAGGCATTTGATTTGTCATAGAAATTTGCATTTTTTGATATGCTTCTGCTAATGTTTTTTCATCTCCATCCCAAAATTTATAATCTAATCGTTTTCTTCTTGAGGCAACAGGTTTAGGATTTTTGGCATACAGTGCAGCCGTTCTCTGGTGAACGTGTCTATGCAGAATATTTGCAATATAATTTTCCTGATTCCATCCTTTATCTGCATACCCTTTAAAAACTGCTTCCATATCATCACGCATCTGGTCAAATGCTTTTTTATGGTATTGCTTGGCAGATTTTATTTTACCGATAAGCTGAGAAACTAAAGATTTTCTCCTTTCAGTAACTTCTTTTTTTTCTTCTTCAGCAGTTTCTACTGTAATTTGACTAATTTCTAATTCCATAAATTAATTACCAACCTGAAGTTTGTGAAAGAGTTAATTCTTTTTGCCTTAATTTTGCATCCCATTTTATCCAAGCCATTGTCCCTGTTTTAGGAAAATTATTTTTAGGTCTTAAAGAATTAGGTGATCTTAAATCACCCAATCCCATGCCGATCCAACTTAAAGTGTCCACAAAATCATCATGCCTTGAATTAGGGAATTTAAGAAGTTCATCTACTGCTTTACCTCCCCAAGAGCTAACTTTTGGGAAGTAAACTTTTTTCATTGCCATTCTTCCAATCATACTTTGTGACCGCTGTACCTTATTAGCTACTGGAGAAACTTCTTCAATTCTGCAATGTGTAGATGTTTCAAACATCCTCTTTCTTAAAAATGGAGCAATTGATTTAGTAATATGCCCTTTTTCTGCCCACCAGATTAAAGGTTTGTGTTTTGTCATAAATCCAAGCATTGCCTTTACTACCATATCTGTGGGTTGTCTTGCCCACCAGCAATCTAAAAGATAGATATCATCTTCTTCATCTACTCCAACAACTAATAAACAGGTTAAGTCATGTCTGGATTTATCAATGCCAACTGCATGATCAGAGGCAGCATAAATTTTTAAATTTTTAGGTAAATCTTTTTTTTCATAATACTGTAAATTTTCTCTTTGAAACAAGTCCCCATCTTCTGGGCTTGGCTGTTGCTGATATAATGCAGAAAACCCTCTTGGGTCTAAATTCCTTTGTGCTTCCAAAAAATCTTTATTAAATCTTTCAGGCCACAAAACTTCATTTTCTTTGCGTTTAAGAGGATCATTTTCTCTAGCAAAAGCTGGTAAATTTATAATTTTCCATTTAGAACATTCATCTTGCGTATAATGGGGGTTAGACGGATCAGTTAATCTCCCTACTAAATCATCTTCATGCCAGCGTGTAGTAACAATTACAACCTTTGATTTTTCAGTCATTAGTCGTGTCATAAATACTTGTGTGAACCAATTCCAAAGAGTTTCTCTAAGCGTAGGAGACATAGCCTCAACAGAGTCTTTAATAGGATCATCAACAATAAGAACATCGCCACCACGGCCAGTAATACTTCCACCACGGCCGACAAAAACCCCCATACCCCCATTTTCAGTTTGGATACGAGATTTGGATGCACCTCCTTTCCTAAATTGGAATTTTGGGAAAACTTGTTTAAATTGGGGTGTTGACATGATTGATCTACAATCTGCTCCGAAATCCTGTGCAAAATCTTCATTATATGTTGCAAAAATAATAGATTTATATGGGTCTTTACCTAAAAGCCAAGGGATAAAACGCCTTGAAACCATTTCTGATTTACCATGCCTTGGAGGTAAAGTAATAATTAGTCTTCTTATTTTTCCCTTTGTTATCTGTTCAAGAGTCTTAGCAATTGCCCTATGATGCCGTGCATCCTTGAACATTGATTCTTCAATGTTATTAGGATTATTTATAACTGGCATTGTAAACTTAACAAACTTGAGAAAATCATCTTTACATTCAAGAGCAAGTTTTTGACGTTTTGCTGCCTGAATCTGGCGATCAATTTCTTCAAGTTTATTTATTTCCATCTAATATATTTTCCCACCTTTTATAAGGGTGTTTCCCAAGAATTTCACGAATATTCTGTTGATCATTTAATACTTTGGTGTCTTTTTTTTCTTTGGCATTTTTTACGTTGGATTTATTGGCATCAATTTTGGGTTGCATTTTTCGACTAAAACTTTTTTTAAATTTATCCGTGTTATTGGGTCCGGGCCTTTTACTTCTTCAGGTGTCAATTCTTTTCTAATGATGTCTGCATAGCAATCGCAAGCAGACCACACAATCTCCTGCGCCAACATTGGGCTGTTCTTCTGGAATGAGATCGAACACATCTGCCAAACGCCTCGTATTTGGGCTGTTGGGTAATTCCCATTGAACTTGCGAGTGATCTGCGAAGTTTTGTTGCATGAAGTCAGGCTCAAACTCAATAACAAGATTGCTATCTTCCAGTTCAACAATAATTTCCATAATTTATGCATAACTCCAAATTCGTTTTGTTGGAGTTGCTTTAATATCGAGATGAATAAATTTTTGTCCTTCCCCTTTTTGACTTACGCCTACTCCACTAAATCCTAATCGAATTGCTGCCTCAATAAGTTTTAAAGCCCTCTCGCCATCGACTAAGCAGTCTACTGCAAGCCCTTCCATATGCGATGAACGTGGGTGTCCCCCCACTTTAGCATTCCAATCACGGCAACGAAAAGCACTGGAAAGACGAATTGGGAAACCTACTTCATCTCTTAGAAGTTGCAGTTTGGCAACCAGCTCTTCCTTACATTCGCTCCTTCCACATTTGTTGCAGTTGCAAGCAAGCTCATCCTCTGAAAAATTTTTATATAAAGCCCAGTTAATAGACATAGTTATCCACCCCAATAAATACGAAAAAAACTTCCTTCTTCCGAAAGAAAAAGAAATAATACCTTCCTGGTATCTTTACTTTGTACGATTAGCTTCAAACGCCTCCAAGATTTTATCGTCTAATTTATTAGAACTTTTGGAGACACAATATCGCAATAATTGGAAGATAATTTCTTCAATTACCTTCTGGCTAAAGAAGCTAATTA